GGTCGCGTAGGGCATCCCAGCGTTCTTCATCCGCTGCCACGCCCAATACAGGCCGGTGCTCACGGTGTCCTTTCCGGTGGCGTACTTCTCGCCGATGCGCTTTGACCCGTCGGCATAGGTCACGCCGTACTTCGCCGCCACGTCAACGTACAGGCTCTGCCCTTGCGCGGTGGCGGTGAACATCGCCAGCAGCAGCATGAGCATAACCCGCACGATGGGATGGCCGTCGGGGGTGAACCACTTGAACGCATCCAGCTTGCTCGTGGTGTTCGGGGTATTGCCCAGCTCGGTGCGCGCCTTCAACTTGCGCAGGGCCGAGCGCCATGCGTTGCGCTTGCTGGCAAAGCGCGCCTTGGGATTCCAGTCGGGACCGGGGCCAACGTCGTCAATGACGATGGTCCATTTCTGCCGCTTCCGATCCTGCGGTTTGATCTTCACGAAGATCGTGGACTTCTTCCGTTTGCTCATTGGTCAGGGGTTAAAGGTAGTATATCAATGCTGGAACGGTCATCACCGCACCCTCAACAGCGTATTCCATCGCTCCGGCCAGCTTCCCGAACAGGCCGATGAACAGCGTATCGTATCTATTACTCGAGCTCACGTAGTCCCACTCCAGGCCGCGCATCCTGTTCAGGCTCCACCGGAACACGATCCCGAACGACCCGGCCCACACACCGATCACCGACAGCGCGAACCACCACGTTTCACCCACGCGCTCACCGATCACCGTGAACAGCGCGGAAAGGACAACGCATATCGCGGCCCGCTCCCGCGATCCGTCCGCATGGTCGATCGCGTTGCCCGCAGCGATCAACGCCGCGTCCTGCCGGGCGTCCATCCACCCGCACGCCGCACCTGTTACGGCCGTCATGCCAAGAATTATCAAACCCATCGCTTCGTGTAGTTCATCCACGTTCCAAGCCAGTAGCCGCCCACCGGGAGCAAGCCGAGAACACCCCACCAAGAGAACCCATGAGCCTCGGCCGCCCCGGTGAGCAGCATACTGAACAGGTGAATGGTGATGGCCATGTAGCCACGCGTCTTCCCGCTCATCCATCCTCCGGTGCGGGGATGTTTGAACCACGCGAACTCGCCGAATGTCAGCGGCCGCAGTTCTTCCGACATGGCCTTCACCGTCCGGCTTCCCTGAACGATGACCGTCAGGCCGTGCGGATGGGAATTGTCGGTGTGCTGGTACTCCACGGACCATGGGCGCTCCTTCAGGTCCAGGCTCCACATCACCACGTCGTTCGGGCTGTAATCGTTCATCGGTTCAGATATGCGGTTCCGAGTATTCCGACCACGGCCCCGGCCAGCCCCCAAACGACAGGTGAGCGCCGCCGCGCCTTCCGCTGCGCCTTCGCCAGCCGGTCGCTCTGATTCACCAGTGCCGCGTTCAGGTCGCCCACCAACTCCGCGTTCGCCTTGTCGCTCTTCCTCGACAGGTCCAGCGCGCTCCGCAGCAGCGCCACCTCGTTCGCCCGCTGGTGCAACTCCCACACGCACCGCCGCACCTCCTCGTTCTTCGCCGCCCGCAGCCCCGCATACCTCCGCAGGTCATCCAACGGACCAACGACCATTGTATCACGCTCCACGAGTATGCGCCAACGGCTGTCCACCTGGCCTTGTCCATCAAGGCACAGTATCACAGCTATGGCGGCAAGCAGCCTCATTCCTTCGCCAGCGTGTCGATCACCGCGTTCAATGGCGCGTACTTCAGCGCCTTCACCTTCGCCTCCCTCACCTCTTCCATCGGAGGCAGCACCGCCTTCGCGCTGTCCACCAGCGCCGAAAGGCTGTCCGCCCTCCGTTCGTATCCCTCCGCCTCTGTCCGCCACCGGTACGCCTCCCGCGCCACGCTGTCGCGCTCACTTTCAGCTTGCCGCGCCCGGTCGCTTGCCGCGCCATCCACCTCGGCTTGGAATCCGCGAAGCATCGCGTATGCGATCGCGAGGACCAGGATCGCCGTGAGGCCGTGGTTCAGGTATCTCATGGGGTTGGGGTCAGTTACGCCAATTCGTGTCAAGGTTGCGGATGATGATCTCTGCCTTTCGTGTAGCGCCGATCGCGGCCATAAGCCGGGCGAAGGCCACCCGTGAACTGGACACGTCCATCGTGCCGTCGCCGTTGATGTCCACCGCCTTCAGCCCCGGCGCGATGCAGCCCCTTAGCTGGGTGACGTAATTCGCCGCGTGGATCTTCACCTCCGACCGGTCGGGTACCTCCTTCAGTTCCCACAGGTTATCCCGGAAGGAAGGCGACCACTCCAATCGCATCGGATACGTTCCCTCTGGTATGCACGAGGTGCGCGGTTGGTTCCCACGCCACGGCAACTCCAGGCTCACGCACTCGAATAACTCAACGCCGTGATCCCCGGTGACCACGATCTTGCCGAGCGTGAAGGTGCTCGTCATCAGGATCCGGTCAAGGTGGATCGTGCGCATCAGCCTTTCTTTTCAGCCTTGCGCTGCTCGCCAGCGGCTTTGATGCCGAGGGCCTGCGATACGCCGTGCGCACCTCCGTACCACACGAAGAACGTATAGGTGAGCGGCTTGGTGAAGCCCAGCACGTCCATCAACTCGGTGTGCATCAGTGAGGCCAGCGATCCCAAGGCCACGGCATACCCGATGTAATGCGCGTTCGCCTTCACCCACGCCCAGAACTTCACCGGCTCGGTGCGGCTCATCCACTTGCCGTAGAGGTGAAGGCCGAAGGAAATGAGCGCCACAAGGATCATCACAGGGTCCATGCTGGAGAAAAAGTTGGTCAGTATCGTGTTCATCAGTCTTCGTGTTCGTTCGTCTGTTTACTTGGCTTCGGGTACCATGCCCTGTTATTGTTGCTCGTGCGGTCGCGTTCCCGTTCACGCTCCGCATCCCGTTCGATGGTATGCAGCCGAACCTCTATTTCGGTGTGGTCCTTCTCATAGCGCAGTAGATGCGACTGGATCATATCGTTGGTCTTCGATACCAGCGTGTACGTCTGGATCAGAAAGAACGCACCAAGCCCGGTCATAACCCGGAAGATCCACGTCATCGCAAGCCCCATGCTCTCCATCTGCTCGTCGCTCATTGCTGCCAAGGGTGTTTCCGCACGCTCAGGCGACCCGACACATTCGACCTCCCCGCTGGCCTGCGCTTCTCCCCATCCGTTGCCGTATCCCACGCAACGCGGATAGGGTCAGCAGGATCAAGCTCCTTCAGATAGCTGATCATGTCGTTCATGTGTGCGTCAGCACGCGCCGCAGCCTTCGCCGTCAACACGTTCAGCGTTGACCCCGATACCGTGGAATGATCCTCGTTCGCGCGCTGAAACACGCCGTTCCGATCCGGCTCCGCCCACAGGTCAGGCATGGAATCGGCCTTGGCACGCCACGCAAGAAAATATTTCGCGTGATCATCGTACAGCGTTGCCAGACCGGTATCGCCGCCCAAGGTGGCATCCGTCACCGGGTCCGCATCCTCGATCATCGTGTAGAGCACCACGCCCAGCGCCTGCAATAGCGCGCGCTGCGCATCCGCGATCCCTGAAGACAGCTTGCGATCCTCCACACCGGCCGCCAGCTTTGACAGCGTGCGCACCGTGGCAGGGGAAATGATCTGCGTCGTGTTCCAACTCATGGCGTCTGGATATCAACGTTCCCGTCACCATTGCGCGCGACCTCGGCAAGTATCTGCTCACCATCCGGCCGCGCCTCCAAACCGGCATCCGCCCGCACCTCGTTCACCGAACGGCTCAACAACATCACCTTCTCACTCTGCACCGGGTCGAAGATCTGAAGGGGCGAAATCCGCGCATCCCATACTGGAACTCCGGCAAGGTTCATCAGCTTCACCAGGGGCGCGGTTATCATCCGCTGCTTACGCGCCACCACCGTGCGTTGCAGTTGTTGCAGCCGGATGGCGATGGCGCGTTCCTGTGATGTCAGTCCGCCCTCGCGGTCGCGCATCAGCAGCGAAGGGATGCCGAAGGTGTCGTAGATCACATCCGCACACCGGTTTCCGATCTGATCCAACTCCCCTGCATGGTTGCCACGGGATAGCTCACGGAAGAACGGCTCCCCCTCCCCGGCGCCCATCGTGAAGACCACGGCACCTTTCCCGCCGCTTCCGGTCATGGTCAGGTTCACATCGTCTTCGTGCTTGGCTACCTCTTCCTCCGTACCCTCGAACCGCGTCCCGATGATGACCGAAGGCGTGAAGCCGGTATCTATCTGGGTACGGTTGTAATTGTCCACTTTAACCCACACCTCCGCGGCGCGCATGGCTCCCATCCAGAACAGGCGTCCGTAGACCGGCTCCAACGGATGGTACTGGCGCTCGAAGATCACACCCTCCTCGGTGCGCATCTTGCCGGTGAAGTCGAACAACTCCACGCCCTCGGGCTTGTACTCGACATCGCTCAGGGCTTTCGCCCAATCCCCCGACCGGTACATCACGGGGGCATAGCCCTCGCGCGTCTTTCCCATGCGCCACACCATGCGCGGTGAATGATCCACGCGCGCTATCTCACCACCAAAGGCCCGGCGCACCGTCAAGGTCAGCCCCAGGCCGTGGGAAACATCGTACCCGCAACGCGCAAGGAAAGCCTCCTCACCCATTTCGGATACCCACTCCTGAAACACGTCTTGTGCCCCATCGATGGTCTTTCCGTCCCTATCCACGAAGGTGATCCCCGTGCCAGCGACGAACTCCGATAGCTGCGTAATGGACCGCTCCAGCGGGCCGCAGTTGTCCACCAACTTGCGGAGGTGTACCGGATACAGGTTATCCATTCCGTGCCACACCCAATCCTGAGCGATGACATCGCGGTCCACCACGGGGGCCACGCTGCTTTCGCGCAGGTAGGCTTTGAAGCTCACCCGCCGCGCCCGTTTAGCCGCTGTCGTTCTCCTCTTTGCCATCTTAATGGAACGGGGGGCGTCTCCACCCCCCGCCCGTCAACGAACCACCACAGAACACTACCCCTTTCGGATGATCTCGCGCCCGAAGATACGCATGTCGTTCTTCGCCTCGTGCGCCGATATTGCGTCCAAGATACGCGGGTTGGTCAAGTGCGCATTCGTGATCTCGAAAAGTCCCGGTATCACCAAACGATCGCCCTTGGCCAGTATCCACGTCACAGCTTTCGGCTTCGGCTCAGGGGGGTGGAATCCCCCCCTTGCCGGTGTAGCCTTGATATCCTTCTCGCCCTCCATTAGCTGGCGACGATCGGCGTGATGGCCGCGATGGTCGTGGCCAGGTCAGTATCCCAGAAACGCCTGGTCTTCTCGTTCACCATCTCTTCCGAAAGGGTGATCGTTTCGCCCAGCGCATCCACCTCCGTGCTCATCGTGTTGCCGGTCATGGTCAACCCCTCGTTGTAGCCATAGAAGATGAACTTGTCCCCCTTGGTACGGACGATGGCGCCAAGCTGCGCACCGTTCAGGTCGTTCACGAAGTTGCGCGCCTCGATGCTCAGGTCGGCCAGCGAGAATACCAGCGTGTGCGTGTAGCTCGTGATGCCGGAGGCCGCTTGCAGCTCTTCCGAGGCGACCACGGACCCTTTCTTCGCCACCACCTGGTAGAAGCCCTCCGCACCCTGGAAGTTCACCAGTTCCACCGAATCATCGCCCGCCACGGTGAACGTCACGCGGCTGCGGTTGTAGAGGTAGATCGTGTCGTATGCGCCGGGGGTTTCTCCCGGGCAATCCGGGCGACCGATCCCGGCCGTTATGTTACATGCCATTGTTTTGGTCTTTTTTCAGGTTACGAAGCAGGACCCCACACCTTCACCGCGTTGCCGGTGAGTTCGCGCCAGCTTACGCCGAACATGCTGCGGAACTTCCAGCGGATCGTGTCGTGGTCATCCGCCAGCCACACGTCGAGCGTGTTGCCTGCTGCTTGCAGGTCATAACCGAACACCTGGTTGCCCTTGCGGGACAGGATGATCGTGCTCTGCGGGATCCACGGAGCGGTGATCACCGGGATGGAGTAGCCCGGGAAGTTGAACGCGCCGAAGGCGTTGTTCTGCAATCCGGCCAGACCGGGGGCATGCTCAGGCATCGCCAAACCGTGCAGCTTGGCGTAGTTCTGGCGCAGGTACTCGCGGTTCAGCGGGTTCATCACGATGTAGGCGTTGCCCGCCATGATGTCGGCAGCGAAGTCCGATCCGCTCACCGACTGCGTTGCCATCGCCGCCTCGATCAGCGCCGTGCAGATATTGTACACTCCTTGCGCATCCGTTCCGGCACTTCCGCCGCTGGTGGGCGTGGTGGTGCCGACGTTGCCGCCGGTCGGGTTGCTGCTGATGTTGTACGTGCCGAGTACGGCCTCCAACAGTTGATCGTGCCACCCGCTGAAGGTCCACGTGTCGGGCGACTGGTTGCCGATCCACGCATTGATATCAACGTTGCGCGAGATCCGGCGCAGCAGGTCACCGATGAGGTGGCTCTGCCAGATACCGAGGGAAGAGTAATACTGACCGGCGGGCATCCCCAGCGCGGTGAAGTACGTCTCCCACCCTTCGCCATGCGGGCACCAGCTATCCTGCGCCAGCGCCTTGTAAGGCGTGATCGTGCTCTGGGTGATGGTGCTGTCGTTGCCGTTGTCGAAGTCATCGCTGCAAGCCGCGCCATCAGCGAAGCCCACGACGGTGGTCAACTTCGGCAGGGCGCGCGGAACCTTCAGGTCCGGGATCACCATGCCCACGGCACGAGCGAAGTCCGCCGCTCCGTTGCCGGGGAAGAGGGCGTCGAGCCAGAACTGCTCGCGGTTGGACTGTTCGTCCGTGAAGGCCGAAAGGCCGGGGAAGGGATTTGCCATCGTTGTAGTTTACTTTTTGTCGCGCTCGGCGAAGAACCTGTTCTGGCGCTCGATCACGCTGTTGATCCGCTGCTCTTCCGCACTCATTTGGCGGGTTTCTTTTTGCTCCTCGTTACCGGGCACCACCACCGCCGTACCGGCGGGGGGCGTCACGGCCTTGATCGGGGTCTTCTTCAGTGTCTCCACCTCGGCCTTGAACTTCGCGGCCTCCTCGCGGGCGGCCTTCACCTCCGTATCCAGCGCCTCTTTCGCGGCGGTGGCTTCGGCGTTGATGCGCTCGGCCTCTTCCTTGGCGGCCTTCAGCTCATCGCGCTCCTTGGTGAGGGCCGCGATGCTGGCATCCAGCTCGGTGATGCGCTGCGCGCCATTGGCGTCTATCTCCGCTTCGGGGATCTCCACCGTTACCTCGCCACCGGTGGCGATCGCCCCGATGTTGTCGATGGTCCGCGCTACCTTCACTTTGAAGGAGCGGACCTGTTTGTTTTCGCTCATGCTGTTGATCTTTGAGTAGGCCGCGATGCGTGCGCCCAGTTCGATGATTCCGTCGAAGAAGCCCTTGTCTACCGCCTCGTCGGATGGCATGAGCCGATCCTGCTCCATGAGCTTGCCCACGGCGGATGGCGTCATACCGGTGCGGCGCGCGAAGAGACGCACCTGCTCGGCGTTGATGGCGTCGAGGATGTTGCGCTGCTCTTTGTCGAGGTCGCCATCAGCGATCGCCACGCCGTCGCTGTCGAAGGCGCGGGCCTTATGCACCAGCGCGAAGGCGCCGGATGAAATGTAGGCGCGGGCGCAGGCTGCGGCGATTATCATGGCGGCCGATGAAGCGTTGCCGTACACGCGCGCCTCGGCGGTGATGCCGTTGGCGGGGTTGCTGATGTAGGCCGCTACGGCGTTGCCCCCGAAGGCGTCACCACCATCGGAGAAGATCGAAATAGCTACGGTCTGGCCACGGTAGGCGGAAAGCTCGTCTATACATAACTGCGCACTCAGCGCGGTTATCTCACCGAGGATGCGTACCTCTGGGAGTTCCTGAAGGACGGCGGCTTTTGCCATATCACAGGCAAAAAAACCGCCGACGGGGTACCGATCACGTAACGGTCACTTACAAATGTGCATGATGCCCTCGCGGCTCACGCCCCATTCGTCCGATAGCTCAAGGAGGATGGCGGTTTCGCGTCGGCTATCAATCCGCATTTGATGGAAGTATTCCGACCGCAAGACGTAGCGCCGTGCCAGCACATCGTCAAGCACGCCCATCACGACGAGGTGATCCAGCACGCGCCCGGCCTCCTCGCCGTAGATGGCGACGACCCGCCGCCGTGCATCCGCCATTGCCTTGCTCATGCTCGTGCTCTATCGCGCACACGGGCTACGCGGCCCTGTGCCTTGTTGATGTCCGTGACGCGAACTATCACCTCCTGCCCAAGCGTCTCGGCGAGGACGTTACTGTTGTCCACGCGCACCACCGTCTCCGGGGATGCCTGCGCGGTGAGCGGAACAATGCCGCCGGTAGCGAAGCCGATGGGCATGGTGGACCGCATACCCTGCGACACGCGGCCCATGCCGGGAACCCCGATGCGGGCGAAGATGTCCGGCCCCGCGATGCGCTGAAGTGTTGCCTTCTGGCGCTCGTTCAGGATCACCTCCCCGACGTATGCGGTGATGAGCCTGTTGTCGCCATTGGCGCGGCGTATCACCTTGCCGTGGTGCGGCTCCACGCGCCCGCCCTTGCCCGAAGGGGTGCGCTTGACCTCCCCACCAGTGGCGAACCCATCCGCACTTGCGGCGCTGATCGATGCCGAGGCCTTGGCCATTGCCGCCACCACCGCCGCCACGGCGATGGCGATGCGTGCCACGAGGGTGTAGGGGTCCCCGGCCGCTGAACTGGATGTCGCCTTGGCGATGGCTGCGGCCGTCTGCACCGCGATGGTGAGGATGGCTACGGCGCGCTCGCGCTTCGCCGTTCTGACCGCCAGTTCCTTCTCCTCGCGGTCCCGTTCGGCGCGCAAGGCCGAAGCATCGTTACCGGCCTCCTCCTCGGCACGTATGCGGCGGTCGATCTCCGCGATGCGCTTATTCGTGGAAAGCGTATCAATGTCGTTGATGCTCTGCGCGATCTGTGAGAATGCACCAAGCACCTGGTTCATTTCGTTCTCCTGCGCCGCGGTTTGCTCGCGATCCAGCCTTTCGAGTTCCGCGTTCAGTTCTTCGCGGCTCTTTATGATCCCGGCGGCGTACTTCTGTTCCAGGATCATCCGCTCGTTGTCGAAGTCACGGATGCCGCGTATCTGATCGATGCGGACCTGATCCTCCAGGTCGGCCAGGTTCTTGAGTTGCGCCTTGCGTGCGGCTTCGGGGTCGAATGAACCGCGACCGTCACCGAGGTCGGGCTGAACGATGCCGATGCGGCGCGGCGTAGCGTCCGCCAGCTTTTGCATCTCAGCCTCCAGGGCGCGCAACGTCTCGCCGGTGATGTCGCTGATGGACTTGTCGAGTTCGTCGATCTGCGATTGATAGGTGGCGAATTGTGCGCTGTCCGTGCTTTGGGCCTGTTGCGCCTTCAGTTCTTTGATGCGCTCGGACAGGTCGGCAACGCTACCGGCTACGTTGGAAATGGAGGCGGCCACCTTGCCGCTGCTCTTCACTTGTTCCTCGTCACCTTCAACCGCCGCTGCTGAGGCGTCACCCTCCACGGCCTTCTTCCGTTCCGCTTCTTCGATCGCCGCCTCGCGCGCCTTGACCACCTTTTGGATCGCGCGCACCGTTTCATCCGCTGCGGCACTTTCAGCGCGTGCGGCGTTCGCAATAGAAGCGAGTTCAGCCTCCCGTGAAGAGTTCGCACCCTTCGCCAGTTCGCTATTCGCCCGATAGTAGGCGAGGCGCTTCTGTTGCGCTTCTTCTTCGGCGATGCTCAGGGCTACGTTCGTCTGCCGAAGGCCGCTCACCGTATCCGCGTACCCTTTCGCGGCATCGATCGCCGCAACATAGTCCGCACTGATCTTCTCGATGCGCTCCACCACCGGAGCGGTGAGGTCTTCAGCGAACCCCGCACGCGCGGCCTGTGCGAAGTCGCGCGCTGCGTTTGCCGCCTTGTCCGCCGCCGCCTCCGCTTCGTCTACGCTGGCACCGAGGGCGATGGCCTGTGCGCGCGTGAGGTCGAAGATCTCTTGCTGCGCGTCCGAGAAGTCGCGGGACAGGTTCTGCAATAGCTGGCTCGCGGCCTGCGCCGCCCCGCTGAAGACGCGCGAGATCACGCTCTCCCCCTTGTCCACCGAAAGGATGAACGCATCCCATGCGGCCCCCAGCTTGTCGAAGTCGCCGGATACGCTGCTGAGTTGTTCGGCTGCGGTGCGAAGGGCGAATCCTGAATCGTTCACCGCCTCCGTGTACTTTTCGATGCCTTCGCGCCCTTCTTCGTAGAGGATATTGGCCACGCGTAGCGCATCCTGCCCGAAGATCATGGCCAGCGTCTGCGTGCGCTGCGCATCCGTCACCCCGGCCAAACCTTGCCGAAGGTTGCCAGCTATCTCTGCAAGGGATAGGAACTCCCCTTTCGCGTTGGTCACTTCGATGCCGTACTTCTGCATGGCATCGCGCGCCTGCTTCGTGGGATTCTCCAAACGCACCAAGGCGCTACGCAGCGAAGTACCCGCGTCGCTGCCTATCAGTCCCGCGTTGGCGAATGCCGTCAACCCGCCGATCGTCTCATCGATCGAAAGGCCGAAGCCATTGGCGACGAGGCCCGCCTGTGCCATCGCCTGCGCCATATCCCCCACGCCACCCTGTGCGATGTTCGCACCCTTCGCCAGCAGGTCCGATACGTGCGCGGCGTCTTCACCCTCAAGGTTGAACTGTGCAAGGGCCGAAGCCATGTACTCCGCACTATCCCCCACGGCGATACCTCCGGCGGCGGAAAGGGCCAACGCTGCGGACAGGCCACCCCCGAGGATAGTTGCCGTGTCAAGACCCGCCTTCGCGAGTTCGGTGAACCCTTCGGCCGCTTCCTTCGGCGTGCGCCCCAGGCTCGGGCCGATGCGGATCAACGCCTCAGAGATGGTGTCCGCCTGCGCTGCGAACTCATCGCCCAGCGCACGGATACCGGCCATCGCTTGATCGAACTCCAATACCGTATCGGCAGCATCACCGAACACACGCCCAACAGCGGCAACCGCAGCAACGGCGCCGAACATCCCCAGCGCGTAGCTC